GTATGATAGTATCAAAAGATTATTTAAATCGCTGAGAAAGGCTTATATTAGTTTGATTGTTTCGATTGTATAAGTATTATGTAAAATCTCTAGATTTCCTAAATAAATCAATGGCTTAATGGCTATCTGATTCATTGGCTATGGTGGTGCTATGTGTACCACGTCACTCACATGTATATAGGGCAAGGCTATCAGGCTATTATATCATTCTTAAATAGGTTTTACTTATCACGATTGATTGTTTGATTTGTTTTACTTATAGGGGGGGGTATGTTTGGATTCCGCGAAACTTGTACAGGTATCACACTAAATTTATTAGAAGGGAAAATAGGGATCAGGCTAATTACATTAATTAATTTTAAAAAGAGGTTGACATTTCGCGTCAGGTGGTGTCCACCCTCCGCGTAACAAGTTTCATGAGTATTTTTTACTAGGGCTAAAAAATGATTATCTGCAAGAGATTTATTAAGAAGTATGGTATAATATAGGGGTAGTTTCGATTAACACAAAAGGAGAATAGCTATGTGGACAAAACCTCAAGCAACAGAAATGAGATTTGGTTTTGAAGTAACAATGTACATCTTAAATAAATAAGTATTACATTATTAAAAAGCCTTCCCTAAACAGAAGGCTTTTTTATTATTAAAAAAGTTTTTTTTTGTTAAAAAACTTTTTAATTAATTACTAATTATATAAATATTATATCATATTTTTACTCTTTTGTAAAGAGTATATTCTTAAATAATATAAACTTCTTTTCTATATAACTTTCTGTTATATCCTTCTTGTACTAACATAGTCCTTGACTTTTGTCAAGAGATGTGGTATAATTATTGTATGAGTGAAGAAATTTCTATCGAGATTGAACCTATTGGTTCTACAGAAGAAATCCACGAAGACAAACCTCGTAAGAGGAAGTCTAATCGGGGAGGGAAACGTGTAGGGGCAGGAAGACCTGTCAAGGCAGAACAAAAGAAACCCATACTAACTCAGAGTAAGAAAGCAAGGTCGCAAGAGGTCTTAGCTGAGATGCTTGGTAAGAAGAGTAAATACGTTGTTCAGAAGGTGCTAGATAAAGCATTGAACGATGAGGATGAAGATCAGATGGCTTGTCTTAAGATAGTCATGGATAGAGTGCTTCCTGCAGATTACTTAGCCAAGATGAAGAACAAGAGTAACAACATACAAATTCAAATTATGGGGGTTGGAGAGACTGTCATCTCTTCCAACGAAGAACCAATTGACGGGGACTTTGAAGAAATAGAAGATGGAGAATGAGTTTACACCTTTTAGTATAATTTCTGGAGATGCTGCTAAAAGAGTGTCTAAAGAAAAGTATTCGGGCAAAGACCTATTAGTTGGAGGTAAAGCCGATGCAATGCGGCATCTTGTCTGGCAAGCAACTATGGCTAAGAAATTTGGACCCACTTTCGCAAACCTTGTAGGGCAATGGCATGAGACTGGGCTAATACCAGGTTGGATGGGTGGTGCAGGTGGTTATTTTCCTACATTTACAGAAAGAGCTGCCAAACAATCTCCTATAGAAAAAGAACAAGATTTATTAAACAATCGTCTTGGTAGAGAGATAGCAGAAAAAGCAGAAACTCAAGAAGACATCTATAGACTAGCAGAACAGTACATAAATGAAGGTAAAGCTACACTGGTTGATCCTAGAGACATACCAGACCCTTACTATTAATGACTAATTTAAATGTAAAGCTGCATGAAAAGCAGCTAGAAGTATTTAGCGATAAAACACGATTTAGAATCGTAGCAGCAGGAAGGCGGTTTGGAAAGTCTCGTTTGGCTGCATGGATGCTTCTTATTGAAGCGTTAAAGAGTACCAGTAAAGATGTGTTCTATGTAGCACCAACGTATCAACAGGCAAAAGACATCCTGTGGGGACTACTAAAAGAATTAGGGCATGAGGTAATTAAGCAAGCCCATGAGAACACCTCGGTACTAACCTTAGTAAATGGTCGCAAGATCTATTTAAAAGGTGCAGATAGACCTGACACACTCAGGGGTGTGGGTTTAGCGTTTGTTGTCATTGACGAATACGCTGACATTAAACCTAATGTGTGGGAACAAATACTACGTCCTGCCTTAGCAGACGTTCAAGGTGGAGCCCTTTTTATTGGGACACCTAAAGGTAGAAACCACTTCTATGAACTATACCAGTTTGCAGAGAGTGGAAAAGATAAACAATGGACTGGGTTTCATTATACATCATATGATAATCCTCTAATCCCTGCTTCTGAAATAGAAGCTGCAAAAGGCTCAATGAGTTCCTTTGCATTTAGGCAAGAGTTTTTAGCTTCGTTTGAAGCAGCTAGTAGGGATATTTTTAAAGAGGAGTGGATACATATTGATGAAACAGAGCCTTCTGATGGTCGCTATTTTATTGCTGTTGATTTGGCTGGGTTTATTAATGTGGATAAAGAGTCAGGTAACAAAAATAAGAAGCTCGATGAAACAGCTATTGCAATCGTTAAAGTCTCAGAAGAAGGATGGTGGATAGCAGAGATTAAACATGGGCGTTGGGACATTAAAGAGACTTGTAGTCAAATAATGTCGGCAGTGGTTCAGTATGAACCTACAGCAGTTGGAATTGAGAAAGGGAGTTTAAAGAACGCAACACTACCCTACTTAATGGACTTAATGCGTACACATAATCACTACTTTAGAATAGATGATTGTACTCATGGTAACCAAAGAAAGACCGATAGGATTGTTTGGGCACTACAGGGTAGATTTGAGCATGGTAAGGTCACACTTAATCAGGGTGACTGGAATAACGAGTTTATTGACCAGTTAGTAAACTTTCCAAACTCACAGCTACATGACGATTTAATTGATGCGTTAGCTTATATAGACCAAGTACAAGTAGTCGATTATGTACAAGACTATGAACAAGATGAATATGAAGTTTTAGATGTTGTCTCAGGATATTAATAAGGAAAAAGTATGCAAAATAAACTAGTAAGTTGGGTTATGGGGTATGTCGAGGACTGGAAAGACCATCGAGATTCTAACTACTTAGAGTCCTGGAAAGAGTATGAAAGACTCTGGAGAGGTGAATGGGCAGCAGAAGACAGACTAAGAGACTCTGAAAGGAGTCGTATTGTATCCCCTGCACTCCAACAAGCTATTGAAAACCATACAGCTGAGATAGAGGAGGCAGTATTTGGTTCTGGTGGGTCGTTATTTAACATTGAAGACGACATGATGGACCAAAACAAGCAGGATATAGAAGTTATCCAAGCTTACATGAAAGAATGTTTTAAAAAGAATGGTCTACGCAAAGCAGTAGGAGATGTTACACTACTTGCTTCTATATATGGTACAGGTATTGGTGAATTATCACTAAAAGAAGTAGATGAGCTTGTTCCTGCTCAACAAAATATGCCAGAAGTAGATGCAGTAGCTATCGGTGTACAAAAAAGAAAGAAACTTAGCGTAGAACTTAAGCCTATTAGCCCACAAAACTTCTTTATTGATCCAACAGCAACCACAGTTAATGATGCTATGGGCGTTGGTGTTGAAGAATTTGTATCAGCCCACAAAGTGGCTGAAAATATTGCTAGTGGTGTGTATTTTAATGCTGATGTTAATGCTATGCCTACTCCTGACTCTGACATTGAGTCTAGTTGGATAGATGAGCAGTACAATGATGATAAAGTAAACATAGTTCGTTACTATGGATTAGTTCCTGAAGCGTTACTAGATAGTTTAGGAGAAGAAGAGGCTGTTGCAGAGTTATTTGAAGATGAAGAAGATTCAAATCAACTACTAGACGACTTTGGTAACCTTGTAGAAGCTATTATTGTTATTGGTAATGGTACAGCCCTGCTAAAAGCAGAGCGGTCTCCTTACATGATGAATGACAGACCTATTGTTGCTTACCAAGATGACACAGTGCCTAATCGTTTCTGGGGTAGAGGGGTTGCAGAGAAGGGTTACAACATGCAGAAAGCTATTGATGCTCAACTGCGTAGCCATTTAGACAGCCTAGCACTAACAACTGTCCCTATGATGGGTATGGATGCTACACGACTTCCTCGTGGCAGCAGACTAGAGATTAGACCAGGTAAGTCTGTTTTAACTAATGGCAATCCTGCAGAGATTTTAATGCCATTTAAGTTTGGTAATACAGATCCAAGTAATATATCAACAGCACAAGCATTTGAAAATATGCTTTTACAAGCGACTGGTACACTAGACACAGCTAATATGCAGAAACAACCTACTGGTGGAGAACTTTCAGTTACTCTTTCAGGCATACTAAAAAGAAACAAACGTACGTTAGTAAACTTCCAAGACCAGTTCTTACTTCCTTTCATAGAGAAAGCAGCATGGAGATTTATGCAATTTGATCCAGAGCACTTCCCAGTACAAGACTGGAAGTTTGTTCCTAATTCTAGCCTAGGTATGTTAGCTAGAGAGGTAGAACAACTACAATTTATTAATCTACTTAAAACACTTGGACCAGATAGTCCCGTTACACCTATCTTACTCTCAGGTGTACTAGATAACTCAAGTCTACCTAATAAAGAGCAACTTAAAGCAACTCTTATGCAAGCACAGCAGCCTAATCCTGAACAACAGCAAATGCAACAAATGGCTATGCAACTACAAATGCAAAAAGCTCAAGCAGATGTGGCAGAGGTGGCTTCTAAGGTTGAGGTTAATAAATCACAAGCTGTACGCAACATGGCAGAGGCTCAGTCTGTACCAGAAGAGACTAGAGCTAAAGTATTGACAGCTATTTCAACCAACCTACCAAATGAAGATGATATGATTTCAGCAGAGTTTGATAGAAGGGTTAAAGTAGCAGAGTTAATGTTAAAAGAAGCTAATCAAGATCAAGATAAAGAGATTGTTGAAATGCAGATGAAAAAAGACATGGGTGGCTTGACAAACAGCTAGTTTTATGGTATAATTAAGGTATAGAGTGCTATTATAACACAGTTTTATTAAAGGTGCAATAGTGGAAAAAGAATTACAAGAGTACTATGAGAATCGTTTTAACATGATGGCTACCCAAGGATGGGTAGACCTAATTGAAGATGTACAAGACATGTTTGATTCTTACAACCAGATTAATACGGCAGATTCGTTAGAAGACTTATATAAACGAAAAGGTCAAATAGATATACTTCAATGGGTACTGACTCTTAAACAGGTGTCAGAACAATCCTATGAGGAGTTAGAGAATGAAGAAGTTATTTGAGTTTTATTGTAAGCCCTGTGATTTAACCTTCGAGGAGCTTACAGAATACACAAAAACTTACTCATGCCCTAAATGCAATCTTAATGCTGACAAAATTATCAGCACACCTAGGATTTCATTAGAAGGGATTTCAGGAAGCTTCCCAGGTGCAGCAGCAGCATGGGAGAAAAAGCGAAGACAAAAGCTGCAACAAGAGAAGAAAAAGCAAGAATAGCCGCTTGTAATTCTTTCCTAAAATGCTAATAAGCACAGGAGAAATAATATGGCAGAGTTAATTGATGAAGTTTTAGAAAATGAGATGGAAGCTAGTTCTATTGATGATGGAGTAGTGGAAGAGGAAACTCAACCAGAAACTCCAGAAGTTGAGGCTAAGGACGAGGCTAACCCTGAAGATGATCTACCAGAGAAGTACAAAGGGAAATCTGTTAAAGAAATTGTTAATATGCACCAAGAGGCTGAAAAGCTAATTGGTAAACAAGGTTCTGAAGTAGGTGACCTAAGAAAAGTGGTAGACGATTTTATAAAAACTCAAACACCAAAAGACTCCCCGACACCCGAAACAGAAGTAGAGGAAGACGACTTTTATGCTGATCCGAAATCTAGTGTAAATAAGGCAATTGAGAACCACCCTGCTATTAAAGATGCCAAAGAAGCTAAAGCAGCCATGAAACGTAATGAAACCATGACTAAGCTTAACTCAGAGCATCCAGACATACCAGAGATAATTCAAGACCCTTCATTTGTAGAATGGATTAAAGCCTCTAAAGTAAGAACCGAACTTTTCACAAGAGCTGAGGTTGAGTATGACTACGATTCCGCACATGAATTGTTATCAACTTGGAAAGAGAAAAAAAACATTAGTGCAAAAGTTGCTGAGACTTCTAAAGTCGACAGAGAACAACAATTAAAAGCAGCTGATGTTGGTGGAAAGGGCAACAATGAACCTGTTTCAAAAAAGAAATATCGTCGAAGCGATATTATTAAACTTATGCAAACAGACCCAGATCGCTATGAGGCTATGTCAGATGAAATTATGGCAGCTTATAGAGAGAAAAGGGTAATTTAACTTTTTAGAAAGGAATTATTATGGCTTTAGGTACAAATCATGTAACTACTACGTCAGCCGCAACCTTTATCCCTGAAATATGGAGTGATGAGATTATCGCTGCATATAAGAAGAGCTTAGTTGCAGCTAACATGTTCAAAAAGATGTCTTTCAAAGGCAAAAAGGGTGATACAGTACATATCCCTACACCTTTAAGAGGATCAGCTTCAGTTAAAGCAGCTGAAACAGAGGTAACACTGATCGCAGGTGATACTACTGATACAGCAGTTTTAATTAACCAACACTATGAGTACTCTCGTTTAATCGAGGACATCACAGAAGTTCAAGCACTTACATCACTGCGTAAATTCTACACAGACGATGCAGGTTATGCTTTAGCTAAACAAGTAGATACTTCACTTATTCAATTAGGTCGTGGTTTCTCTGGTGGTGATGGTACAAATGTTTATGACGAAGCATTCATCGGTTCCGATGGTACTACTAAGTATGTTGCAGGTTCAGCAAACGAAGCTGCTCTTACAGATGCTGCTATCCGTAGAACAATTCAACGTCTTGATGACAATGATGTTCCAATGGAAGGTCGTTTCTTTATTATCCCTCCATCAGCACGTAACACATTGATGGGTCTAAACCGCTACACAGAACAAGCATTTGTTGGTGAAGTAGGTAGTAGCAATACAATCAGAAATGGTGAAATCGGTAACCTATATGGTATGCCAGTATTTGTTTCATCTAACGCTGATACTACATCAGCTGCAGCTCGTGTGGCTCTTATGGGTCATAAAGATGCAGCTGTTCTAGTTGAACAAGTTGGTATCCGTTCACAAACACAATACAAGCAAGAATACTTAGGTACTCTCTATACTGCAGATACTCTCTTCGGTGTTAAAGAGCTACGTGATGGTTCAGCTTTCGCATTAGCAGTTCCTGCATAATGCAACTTACTCCCTCTTCGGAGGGGGTATTTTTATATCTATTTCTTAAGTAGGTATAAAGATACTACAAGGAGAAAAGACAATGGCAACATTTAAATGTAATGTTTCAGGTAATACAGTAGAATTTGTAGCAGAACATGATGTTAAAGCAATGAGAGAACATCCAGGCTATACCGAAGTTACTGTCCCTGTTAAAGAGGAAAAGAAAGAAGTTAAATCTAAAAAATCATTCTTTGATAAGGAAGACTAAATGGCAATTTATAGAGGACCTGGCGGACCAGGCGATGCAACTACTGATGCTACAGCAGAAGCTACAGTAGCTACAACTAAGGCAGGGGAAGCCTCAGCAAGTGCCACAGCGGCAGCCTCTAGTGCTACAACTGCTCTTAATTCAGCAACAACAGCTACTACCCAAGCAGGTATAGCAACAGCTCAAGCTACTAGTGCAACAGCAAGTGCAACTAGTGCTACTTCATCAGAAACTAATGCAAGTACTTCTGCAACAAATGCTGCTAATAGTGCAACATCTGCTTTAGATGCAGAAGAAAACGCAGAGATAGCACAAACAGCTGCAGAAGCAGCAGCAACCAGTGCAACTAGTTCAGCATCTACTGCTACTACAAAAGCTAGTGAAGCATCAACCAGTGCAACTAATGCAGCGACTAGTGCAGCCTCAGCTTCTACTAGTGCTACCAGTGCTGCAGCTAGTTATGATTCATTTGATGATAGATACTTAGGAGCTAAGAGTTCAGCACCTACTGTAGATAATGAT